TCTTCTGCCATATCTTTTTCCTTGTTATAATACTATTTATTGAAATAATAATAACCCACTATAATAGCTAAACCAAAAAAGGTTGACAGGGGCTGTCAATACTGTATAATTAATTGTAACAAACAAGGAGATATTGCAAGTGGCAGAAAAAACTACAAAAGTAGTAGCAAGAACAGGTCGTAAGGTAAACTATCTTAACAATAGAGATATTCTTAAAGAGATACACAAATCTAAAGCAACGTTTTGTACATACCTTGACAAGGACTCACAACATCAACAAGATGCTATTGTCTACGAGCTTAGTAAAATCAATAAAGCAAGGATTAAAGAAGCCAAAGCAGACAGGATTGCTAGACATAAAAGAGCAACAGGTGAAATATTGAAGCCTGGCGAGATTGATGATCAGAGTTTAGTGTTTCGTTTAATGTCTTGGGAACATATTCCAATGGTTGATAAAAAGCCAACTAAAGCACAGTTAAAGAAACGTGCTAAGATAGAAGACATGTTTGACGACATTGAAGAAGCTAGAGAACAAGAGGATTATGGTATAACAGATCAAATACATACTAAATGTAATTTTCCCCCATTTCAACATTATATGCTTGATGAGAATATGAAACCTTATCTAGTAGGCAAAAGTCACTGGGTAGGTGATTTGGAAACAGGACATTTTTCAAAAGATCATGGCTCAATGACTCCAAAGTTAGCACACATGTTTATTAAACTGTGTGAGCGTTATGCTACTAGATCAAACTGGCGTGGTTATACTTACAATGAAGAAATGCGTGGACAAGCTCTACTGCAACTAAGTCAAATTGGCCTACAGTTTGATGAAGCTAAATCACAAAATCCATTTGCTTATTATACAGCGGCCATTACTAACTCGTTTACTCGTATTCTTAATATTGAAAAGAAAAACCAATCAATACGTGACGACATTTTAGAAATGAACGGATTGAATCCAAGTTTCACTAGACAAAACAGTGAAATAGATGCTAAACTACAAAAACAAGCCGCAAAGGACGCAGGAACAGAGAAAAAAGCAGAAACAAAGTAACTAATAACTCCTAAGGAAGGTTATGAGTAATTTATTTAAAAAAGCCGCTATTCTGACTGATATACATTTTGGTTTAAAGTCAAATAGCCAACTACACAACGAAGACTGTTTGAATTTTGTCAAATGGTTTATTACCAAAGCTAAAGAAGAAGGGTGTGAAACCTGTATCATGATGGGTGATTGGCACAATAACCGTGCCGCAATTAACATTGTTACCTTAAACTATAGCTTACAAGCAATTGAATTACTAGGCGATGCATTTGACAGAGTGTTTTTTATTCCTGGCAATCACGACTTATACTACAGAGACAAGCGTGATATTCAATCTGCATCATGGGCTAAACATATTCCAAACGTTGAAATAATCAATGACTTTTACAAAGAAGGAGACGTACAATTTGCTCCTTGGCTAGTAGGTGACGATCACAAAAAGTGTAAGAAGCTCGAAGGACGTTATCTATTTGGTCATCTAGAACTTCCTCACTTCTTTATGAATGCTATGGTACAAATGCCTGAGACTGGAGAGATACGTGGTGAGGATTTCCAAGGATTAGAAACAGTATACACTGGACACTTTCACAAAAGACAACAAAAGAAAAACATTATCTACACTGGTAATTGCTTTCCTCACAACTATGCTGATGCTGGTGATGATGACCGAGGCATGACTATATTAACCTGGGGAGAAAAACCAGAGTTTCATTCGTGGCCAGATCAACCTAGATACAGAGTTTATAAACTTAGTCAAATACTTGACAATCCAGAAGATTTACTGTTGAAAGGTATGCACACTAGAGTAAACATTGACATTGATATTTCATACGAAGAAGCTAGTTATATACGTGAAACATTTGTAGGAACTTATGGACTGCGTGAGCTTACCTTAATACCAGTTAAAAATATAGATATGTCACAAGATGTTGAACCTGGACAGTTAAAGTTTGAATCAGTTGATACCATTGTTACTAATCAATTAACTAACATCGAAAGTGATCATTACGATCCTAAAATGTTGTTAGAAATTTATAGGGACTTATAGGAACTTGAACTCAGTTCAACTTTTTGAAAACGAAATAGCCAATTGGTTTGGTAGTCCCTATGCTGTAGCCACTGACTGTTGCACACATGCCATTGAACTATCTTTAAGATATAAAGGTGTTACACAGACAGCATGTCCTAGTAGAACCTATGTAAGCATTCCAATGACATTAGAAAAATTAGGTATAGATTGGTCTTGGCATGATGAGGATTGGACCAGTTATTATTATCTCAAAGACACCAACATTGTTGATGCCGCGGTATTATGGGAACAAGATAGTTATATTCCAAAAACCTTAATGTGTCTAAGTTTTCAGTTTCAAAAGCATTTAAGTTTAGGCCGAGGCGGTGCTATACTCTGTAGCACAAAACAAGATTATGATCAATTAAAGAAAATGTCCCATGATGGTCGAGTTCCTTTCGATCCATGGATGCAACAGGACATCGATACCTTAGGTTATCATTATTATATGACATTAGAAACAGCAGAAGAAGGACTTATGAAATTAAAAGATGCTAAGAACAGAGCATCTAAGATATGGACACAGGATGAATATCCTTACTTGCCTAACATGAAGATATTTAAGGATAAATGAATAATAACTTTTTTCTAATATCGTATCCTCAAGGTGCCGCTGGAAGATTTTTATGTAGCATCTTAGGGGCTAGCAAGTCTGTTGCACATTTTGATTCAACTATAGAAGAAAACAAGTCATATGATAAATGCTTATCTTACATAGTTAAGCGATTCGTCCCAGATATGTCTATGTGGTTAGCCAATGAACCTAAACATACCGAAGCATGGAACTTGCATTTTATAAGCACTAAGTATTCTAGAGGTGATGATTTATCCCTTGAAGAATTTGTATCATTGTGTGAGGCACACGGAACCACACATTTTAAAGAGTCTGTTGCTCAAAACAAGTTAATATTATTCCCGTGGTGTAAAACTAATATTCCTGCATTTTTCAACAATACTAAAAAGATTACTGTGTTATTGGATAAACTATCTTACAATTGGTTTGATCGTGCTCTCTGGAACAAGCATTATGCTATAGAAGATAACAAAATATTAAATCGAGTACACGATCATCGAAATGACCCTGTTATGTTAGAATATTATAAGAAATTTAATAATCCTCTTTATTCTACACAGCCCGTCGATGAGTTTTATCAAGAAAATATAACTAATAATCCCGACAAGAAACTATTTAAATCATCAGACCAGTTCGCCAATAGAGTAAACAATATCTCAGTTAATTTATCAGATATACTGAATGTTAACAGTTTTGTTTTGTTTATCAGACATGTAGTAGAAACACATAAACTAGATCCAATTGACGAAGATTTTATTATTGCCGCACATCACCATTGGAGTAGTCTTCATGACTCTTAACATACTTGGCACAATAGATCTGTTAGACTACGATGATCAACTCGAATTACTACATGATCAACTGATATTGTTAAAGAAAGACCAATTTGAACCCAACGAACGAATAGTAATTTTACATAAAGATGTCGAATATTTTTATTATAATAGTCTGACCGGATTTACTACTCATAATTTTTTTACTTTAGTGAGATTGTTGGATTTTCCGTTATATGTTTTTATATTCTTAACCAACTTTAGTAAATATGATCAAGCTATTTTACCGTTTATAACTGATCAACGTGATAGACCAACTGTATATAATACCCTTGTTAATAATGCTTCATATAATAATATTAAACCGTTAATTGACCAACCATATCATAAAGAAATTAAATTTCATGCTGTGTGTCTCTTAGGCACCGTTCGATCACATAGAACTAAACTATTTCAATTTTTAAAATTAAATAAGATCGATAATATCAAATACAGCTTCAATGATAAGAAATCAAAGTTTTTAAGCAATACTTCCCATGCCGATAATAGATCAACCACTTTAAATAATACACTCTACTCCGTACCACATCGAGTAAATGATGGTTGGTGTCAGTTTGTTAGTAACAAAAAATTTGCCGAGTTGGATAAGATTAAAATTGAACCGTGTAGTAGCCCGTATATTAATGCAAATAATTTTGAGTTTTACTCAGATTTTGCAATAGATGTTGTAGTTGAAACAATGTTTGACTGTCCGCACGTGTTTATAAGTGAAAAAACACTACGTCCTATACTACTCAATACTCCGTTTATAATGTTTGGTCCATGCGGAACATTAGAATACTTAAAAACATTTGGAATTCAAACATTTAGTAGTATATGGGACGAAAGTTACGATCTAATTGAAGATCCTGTGGATCGATTTTTAGCCTGTTGTAAGCTAGTTGAAGAAATTAATCAAATGGAGTTAAGAGAAATTAAAGAGTTATACAAAAAAGTTATTCCTATCGTAGAGCATAATAGAGCAATATTAATCAATTACATAGACACAGTGTTCAAACCTCTGTATAATAATAGATATGTTTAAAATAAAAAATCTTACTGTAAAAAACTTTATGAGTGTGGGTAATGCCACACAAGCAGTTAATTTTGACCGTGATGACCTTACCTTAGTACTAGGTGTTAATGTTGACCTAGGTGGTGATGATAGTGGTGCTAGGAATGGTACAGGTAAGACTACTATAATTAATGCACTGAGTTATAGCTTATACGGACAAGCATTAACTAACATTCGAAAAGATAATTTGATCAATAAAACAAATGCCAAGGGCATGTTAGTTACTGTTGAGTTTGATCACAACGGACAAATATATAGAATTGAGAGAGGAAGAAAGCCCAACACTATGAAGTTTTATGTTGGCGATGATGAACAAGAAATTACAGACGAAGCACAAGGTGATTCAAGAGAAACACAGAAACAGATAGAACACATGTTAGGAATGTCACATGAAATGTTCAAACATGTTGTTGCGTTAAACACCTATACAGAACCCTTCTTAAACCTTCGTGCTAACGATCAAAAGGCTATCATAGAGCAACTGTTAGGCATTACCATGCTAAGTGAGAAAGCAGATGCCTTAAAAGAAAAACTCAAACAGACAAAAGACAATATTAAACAAGAAGAATTTCGTATCAAAGCTGAACAAGATGCCAACGAAAAGATCAAAAGTCAAATTGAAAGTCTTAAACGTAGACAAACACTATGGCAAACAAAACACGATGAAGATGTTAATAAAATACAAAGTGCGTTAGATAACTTATTAAAATTAGATATTGATGCAGAGTTAGATGCACATAAACAACTGGTAACATTTAATCAAAAAGTTAAAGATATCAATGACTTATCCACTAGCATTACTAGGTCTAAAACAGATGTTGATAGAGAAATTGCCAGTATTAAAAAACTTGAAAAAGAAATAGCTGATCTTAAAGAACATAAATGTTATGCTTGTGGTCAAGAGTTACATGACGAGAAACACGAAGAAGTACTTACAGCAAAAGAAAAACATCTAATAGAAGCTAATAAAGAACACGATGGTCACGTTGAATTACTTGGAGAGTTAGAAAAAACATTAAAGGAAATTGGACCAGCAGGTGATAAACCTAAAACATACTATCCAACAGAGCAAGATGCTTTTGAACATAAGAACTCTTTAACTACACTAGATGCACAGCTAGAAAGTAAACAAGACGAAGAAGACCCTTATGAAGAACAAATTGAAGAAATGGAGACTACTAGCATTGACGAAGTAGACTTCAGTGCAATGAATGATCTTGATAAACTTAGAGATCATCAAGAATTCCTACAAAAACTGTTAACTAACAAAGACAGTTTTATTAGAAAAAGAATAATTGATCAAAATCTTAGCTATCTGAACGCTAGACTAAGTCAGTACTTAGAAAGAATCGGACTGCCACACACAGTCACCTTCCTTAGCGATCTTTCTGTAGAAATTACTGAACTAGGACGTGAACTAGATTTTGACAATTTAAGTAGAGGCGAACGTAATAGATTAATCTTGTCACTGTCATGGGCATTTAGAGATGTCTACGAGAGCCTCTACGACCCTATAAACTTATTGTTCATTGATGAATTGATTGATTCAGGTATGGATGCTAGTGGTGTTGAAAGTGCTTTAGCTATACTTAAAAAGATGTCACGTGAACATAAGAAATCAATCTGGTTAGTATCGCACAAAGACGAACTGAGTAGTCGTGTTAATAACATACTAACCGTAACAAAAGAAAATGGCTTTACTACGTACGGTACAGACGTAGATTCGGTATAAAATTTTCCAGGGGGTAGCATACCTGACTAAATGTATTATGCTACACAATTCTAATAAAGGAACTATATTGTCATACGAAAATCCCTGGATGTATCAGGACAAAATCTTTGATACCGAAGATATTGGGGATGACTATGGTTTCGTTTATAGAATTACTAACACAACAAACGGGCATGACTATGTTGGGAAGAAGTTTTTCTGGACAGTAAAGAAACGCCCACCACTGAAAGGCAAGAAAAATAAAAGAAGATCAACTGTTGAAACGGACTGGAAGACCTACTGGGGATCTAGT